AATAGCTTAGTCCTATCTCCAGAGTTATTACAGTGTAAATCTACTGCTACTCCTTTTAAGTGAGATGAGCCAACTCTACCGCCTACTACTGCATTATGTAGCTTAGTCCTATAGCCAGAATTTACACGCAAAGGGCTACCAAAATCAGCCCTAATTTTATCCAACTTTTTTAATAATTTGCAGCACATTTTAGAGCCACTACCAGCCTCATCTGGGCTATCAAACTCATCTAAACTAAAGTATTTTAAATCCATTTTAAATCTATTTTAAGCACTTCTAAGCAACTTTAACCCCTTTTAGGTATGCTAGTATCAAAATAAAAAGATAATCGATTACTAGGTTAAACGGTACACTAAAAAAATAAACTTTGCTTATTACTTGTTTTTCTTAATTTCTTTTCTATGGGCATGCCATTTATCTATAGTAAAAATTATAGATACTACTAATAATAGTATTTTTAATCCTGCCTCTAATTCTGTAAAAGTTAAAGCTAAAGCAGTACTATTTACTGCTGCTACTTGTCCTATTTCGGCTAGTGTTTTTTGTATTGGCATTACGCTTATCTATTTTTAAAAAGGCTTTTAATTTAGCCTCATTTTTTAATTTAGTATATCTTTTTACTATTTGCACTATTAATATAAATTCATATTATTAGTGTATTTTGTTGTAGCAGGGCAAATATCAGCGCCAGTACTCTCAGAGTATTTAGGGTATAATGCAGAGTTATAGCAGAGGTAATCTATTAGTCTAGCTCTATACCATTCTGCAGTATTTTTTACACTATCTTTTAAATCTCCTAGCTCCTCTCTGCTTAGCGCTACTCCATTCTCTGATGTTTTGCTATATATATTACCATTCTCTATTTTATAAGCTAAAAAAGGTATAGCCTGCAGAGTAGCATAATGTACTAGAGTACTCTGGATATAATCATTAACTAGAGTTAAATTATCTCCTGCTAAAGTAAGAGCTATAATATGAGCCTGCAAATCCTGGTATAAAGCAGTACCTAGAGCGCTCTCTATATAAATCCTCTGAGCATCTTTTAAATGAGGTAGTATTAGACTAGGAGAAACATTACCAGCAATAGCATAGCTTTTTAATTTTTCTTCTGATATAAATAATGCAGTAGCTGCCATAATCTTTTATTTTTTATTTTTTCTTATTTATTTACAAATGCTTTATTAGGCATATCACTAGGCCTAACCGCCCAGTTAGTTTCTTTATTAGGTACTGGCTTAAATCCTCTCCTCCTAGCCTCAGAAGTACCTATAATATCATTATTAGAGCTAGCTGCCTCTCCTTTTTTCTGCACCAAAATAATTCTAACCCATTTATGTTGGCACGCCCCACCGCCCTTATAAAATTTATGTAAGTCCTTAGTACTCATCTCTTTATCATAACAATTATTAAGCCAGATAGAGTAGGTATTAGCACCTTTTAAACCCCAGCCTGGATTAACTGCCATTTTAGTCATTTTTAATATATCAGATTTTCTATATACTAAACCTGAGTTAGCTTTATCTACCATTAGTTTGCAGAATTGCCTCTGAGGGCTTTGGCTACCAGAGTATCTATATCTAACTCTAAATTTAGTACCTTTTTCTGTAGTCTGTTTACTTCTGCCATCTTGATTACTAGGTTTATTAGGCTCAGGGCTACCATCTGATACATCTGCTAACTCTGTTTTACTATTTAACTGAGCCTCATAATCATCCTCCTCTAGCTCATCATTAGTATCCTCTATAGCTAATACCTCATAATCATTTAATAAATCATTCTCATACTCTCCTAGTCCCTCTAAAAGCGTTTTTAGCTCATCTAAGCTAATATCTTTATTAAGTGTAGTATTAGCATCTACCGCCTCCTGATCACTCTCTAAAGGCTCTAAATTAAGCTCCTGGCGTATCTCGTCAGTAGTCATTACTTTCTCTAATATCTCAGTACCAAATTTATTAGCAAATGGAGTTAAATCTTTTATCTTAAAAGGCAGATTAATACCATTAATAGCAAAAATCTTACTAAATGTTTTTACTAGTATATCCTGGTATGGTTGGATTACGCTCCTACTGTATAACTCATAAGCCTCTATAATCTCATTTTTACCTCCTAGCTGGCCTGGCGTTTTTACTCCATGCAGAGATGGATTAACTACTCTATGGCCTATCATTAAATTTTGTATTACTAACTCATTTAGCGCTAGATATTGCTGAGGTGCATCTGATAAGGATAAATTCTGTATATCTGGCATATTAACTCCCTCATCAGTAAAAGTCATTACCATCTTTTTACCTCCTACTCCAGTCATTTTACGAGTAATAGAGTTCTCTATTATTTGCTGCTCCTCCTCTGTAGGCTGGCCTGAGTTAAAATTAATCCAGGTAGTAGGGCTAAATCCTCCCGTAATATTATTATAATGATACTCAGATACTAAAGCATCAGTTAAAATCCAGTTAGTAGAGGCTGAGTAGCTTGGCGCTCCATATAAATCTAGCCCAGGCGTATAATCTCTTACATATAATAGCTGATTAGTAGCGCTCCTATCATAAGTATTAAAGGCTGCTATAGGTTTAGGAGCATTTTCTTTACGCCTAATATTACCCCAGTCTGCAGAAATCCAGAACTCCTCTACAATTCCATTACTATTAGGTACTCCTATCCTAATTTTTTCTACTGGAACATGAGTTACAGATACTACGCTCCTTTTATCCTTAGAATAAATTATATTTAGCGCTATAGCTCCTTGTAGATATAAATCTTTAGCTACTTTACCTAATAACTCCTCTATACTTTCCTTAGAGTTTATACTCTGTAGTAGTAAATTTAGCTTACTAGTAGCCTCTATATCTCCATTAGGCTCTATTAGTATTCCTTTCCCTGCTATCATAGTACTAGCGCTATCAGTAATAGCTCTATGAGTAGCAGAGTTATTATACATAGATATTAAAAACTGAGGATAGAGATTTTTATAAGGTGCATCTATACCATAATTAATCCAGCCATCTCCATTAGCCTCATAGGCTTTAGGAGTAATAACCTGGTTAAGATATATCTCTCTTAAAGGAGATACATAAGTACCAGGAGTAGCAGTTTTTTTATTCTTTTTAGATTTAGCCATGATTTTTATTTAATTATTATGGAACATATATAAAATTATTAGGATTACCATTTATCTGAGATTTAAACTCTACCTCACTAGTACCATCATAGATTAAAGCCTTTCCAGTTTGCACTACTCTCTCTACTAAAGCATTTTTTATATCTAAATTAGTTATCCCTTTCTGTAAAAATATCTGATAAGTATAATAACCTTTATCTTTTAGCTTTATTTGTTGTATTAATCCATTAGGAGTACCAATATTAGTTACTAGTAAAGGCATTTTAACCATATTAGTACCAACAAAAAAAGCAGATTTATTTAAAATCTGTATTACTGTAAAACTCTCTTTAGTAAATTCATTAGTAAAATTAAATAACCAGCTCCAGTCTGGAGGATTTGCAGATAAATCAGTTGCTTGCGGTAGTCTATCTATAAGGTTAATATAGACTACATTAGTAAAAGCATTATTTTTTAAATATAGCACTATTTTTTATCTTTTTTACTGGTTTTTTTAGTATTACTATCTAACTCCTCAAAAAAATCAGAGTATCCTGCTTTAATTACTAGCTTTATCTGCTCCTGGTTTAAATATTGTAGTACTATAGTTTTACCAGATGGCGCTATACTTATATCTCTATACTCATCTTTTAACTTATATCTCATATCATTACAGTTATTAGTTTATTATAAATATAAAACTCTAGTAATTAGTAAAAAAAAGAGGATATAACCTAAGCTATACCCTCTAATATTATTTATATTATATTTAATTCTATTTAAAATGCTGGGCTAGGATTTATAAATACTGCATTATCAAAAGGCTTACTAGTAAATGCTAGGCATGCTCTTAATGGATTAGGCTCTTGAGATTTAAAGGTTAAATTATAACCATAATTATCTGATAAACTAATACCGGTAGCAGCCGTACCCTCTACTAGCTCTGCTCCATTAATCTCTCCCATTATCCACTGATTATTATTATTATCCAGTATAAAAATCCTTAGCCTACTCTGAGCTATTAGTCTTAACTCATCTCTCATAGTATTATCTAGCCTATGTAGTTTTATAACTAAAGTATCCTCATAAAAAGTAGTACCATTTGAGCTACTTGTTAAAATCTCCTCAGATATACTACCAGTACCTCTAGCTAAATCATACCTATATGCAGTTATAGCGCCGCTTAAATTTAAAGCAAAAACACCATTTGGGTAATATCCTGGGCTATAGTTATCTCCTGAATAAAGTAATATTGAACGAATACCCCCAACCTCTGCTTTACAATCTAATAATCTGCCGGACGTTAAGTCGCAAGGCATAGATTAGTATGCTGGGCTAACTGTTAAACCAGTAATATTATCCCATGGATTAGTAGTATAAGCTCCGCAGTTACGCATAGGCTCTCTCTCCTGGCTCATTATTGTTAAGTCATAACCATAACCATCTCCGAGCGCACTTCCGGTAGCAGCCGTACCTGCAGTTAATTCTGCACCTAATACCTCTCCCATAGCCCACTGATTATTATTGTTATCTAATACAAAGCATACCATTCTAGTCTGAGCTATATTTACTAGCTCATTCCTCATAGCATTATCTAATCTATGTAATTTAATAGTTAAAGTATCCTCATAAAAACACGTTCCATTTTCCGTGCTAATCGTAATACTTTCAGAAAATAATCCAGTAGCCTTAGGTAGGTCATACCTATATCCAATAGCTGCAGTTACAGCCGACAATACTATAGCAGTATAAGATGGTACATAATCAGTTAAAGGCATTAATAAAATTGAGCGGATACCCCCGACTGAATCTTTACAGTCTAATAATCTTCCGGACGTTAAGTCGCAAGCCATAATTTTTAATTTTAAGTTATTTATTTTAAGTAAGTTAGGTAAGGCTATCTAAATAATAACCTTACCTAATTAACAGTTTTTTATTATGAGTAAAATACTACATCCGCTCCTACTGCATGGTTAGCAGCTATGGAGAAGTTTCCAGCAATTCTAATATTTTGAGAGGCATCTTTATCAGCCATATCTAAAATAGTCAAATTTACAAAGTCAGATATTAAATCTGTAGCTGCAAATAAATTAGATTTCCTAGATGCTATCATAACATCAGCAGACATCCCTGGAGCATGAGCAATTCTAATACCCTCAAAAGTTAAAGGAATTTCAGCAGCATAGTATAAATTCATATACCCTAGAGCGCTCATAGCTGAGATATAAAAACGAATAGCTGCAGTACCTAAATAGATAGTTAAATCCTCTTTACCATAGCATGATGTTGGTATAGCATCTCTTACTTTACCTAACTCAACAATAATATTACCAGCAGCTAAAGTAGTCCCTACTACATCTACTACAGTACCATCAGCTAAAGCAGTAGCCTCTAAATCAGTCCAGATAGCATTTTCTACATTCGCTCCAATACTTTCGCCTAAATACTCCATCATAAAAGCAGTAAAATCCGCATCCATTCCTGAGTTAGTTACTCCTGGCGCCATGTTTTGCGCTTGCCAGTCTTGCTCTAAATCTCTCTTACATAATTCAAGATTTAATTTTTTCTTAACTGGAGTAATCACTCTATCTGTAAGAGTTAAAGTACCTGCAGTTGAAAAACTACAGTCTGTATCAGCACTAATTAAACTAGCGCTATCTACTACTGTTAAATTTCTTTTATACTTTACATTTTCTAAAAAAGTGATATTACCCTCTGATAAAGTTAAACCAGATTTGATACATGCACCTAGATAATCTCCAGCTTGTGAGCCAGTATAATTACCGTTTACTGTTGGGTTTGCCATAATTTATTATTTATTATTTATTTATATTATTTTGTTATATTTCTTAGAGAGTATCTAATGCGCTCTTTAGCAGTCATTTTTAAAATAGCCTCTCTGCTTTTATTTTGTTCTTTTACTGTAGAGAATTTATTTAAAGTAATCTCATCAGATGCTGGAGAGTTAGATAACTCCTCTACCTTTTTAGATAACTCTACTAACTCAGCTTTATAATCATCTAAAATAGATGATACTTCTTTAGAGATAACATTTACTAGCTCCTCCTGGCTAAATTCGTACTCTTTAGTACTCTTTACTTTTTTAGGTAATCTATCTGCCTCCTTTTCTAATACTACCTCCTCCTCAGCTACTTCCTCTACTACTTCCTCCTCAGTTTCTGGCTCTACTACTACCTCCTCTACTGCCTCAACCATCTCAGATATTATCCCATCATCCACTACGATAAATCCGCTACCATCTTCTAAAGTGTACTCTCCTGGAGCTAATAAAATAGTAGTACCATCCTCTACTAAAATTGATACATCTGCTCCAGCCTCTAGCATATCAAAAGTAGATACTATAATAGTACCATCTTGTAATAACTCCTGAACTGCCATTTTAACCTCAGCATCTAAGCCTAGGGCTACTCTTACTCTGTTTTTTAAATCCATTATAGTATTTTTTTTGTTATAAATATATAATTAGTTATCTTATTGTACTTTCAGTA